ACAACGCCTTTGAGACCAAGGGCACCCATCTCTATTTCGTTGATCCCGTCACCCATGCCGCTGTGAAGCTGACATGCCCGACCGGGATCACCGGCATCGGCGGTGGCTCCAAGGACAAGATCGATACCACCTGCCTCGATGAGACCGGCGCGTATCGCACCTACGTCGGCGGGTTCGCCGACGCGAGCGAAGTCTCGGTTCCGTTCATCCTGTACAAGGGTGACGGCTCGCACGAATCACTGTTCACCATGCGCGACAACAACGCAGTTGTCAGTTGGCTGGTGGGCCTGAGCGATTCTTCGACGGCCCCGACCGTCACGAGCAACTTCGAGCTCGACCCGCCGAATGCACGCACCTGCCTGACGTTCGACGGGTATGTATCGAACCTCACCATCGATGCAGCTACCAATGAGGTCGTCCGCGGGACCCTGACGATCCAACCGAGCGGCACCACGACGTTCCATCCCGCCGCCTGATGGACATCACGAAACTGATGGCCCAAGCGGCCATTCAAGAATGTGATGTCACCTTGGCGGATGGGACCGTCGCCAAGTTCCCGTTCAAGCGCGTGGGCTCCTTCGAATGGACTCGCTTTCAGGCTGGGGTCGCCTCTGGCGATCCTGGGCTGATGGCGCAGGCCATCATCAGACTGATCGCCTGCAGCCTCTGCGAAGCCGATGGCAAACAATCCCTGACAATCGAACAAGTCGGCACGCTCGATCAGGGCGTAGTCGATTCCATGTATCAGGGCGCCATGCAAGTCAACCGGCCCAGTGGCCGGGGAAAAGCATCGGAGCCAGGGGCGAAGAATGGTTCTGGGGAATCCTAGCCCTCGCACTTGGCGGTCGCACGATCGATGAGTGGAAGGGGGTAATGACCCCCGACGAATTCGAGTTCTGGATTGCTTTCTATCGAGCTCACCCGTTCGATGACTACCATCGCTTCCACCGGCCAGCAGCGCTCGTGGCCTACTCCAGCAGAAGCGGGCCTTCGGGTATCGATCCGCTGCTGGAATGGCTGGCTCCGCAACCAAAACCGCAAGGTTTGAGTGAGTCCGATATGCGAACCTTGAAAACGTTCGGCATCAAGCCGAAGGCGAAGGAATAGGGGATGGCGGCAGGCTCAATCATTGTCGATCTTCTGCTTCGCACGGGCAGCTTCCAGACGGATACCGACCGCGCGGCAAAGCAACTCACGAAGTTCAAGAAGGAAGCCGCCGACGCCGGGAAGGCGCTCGGGGATACGATCGTCAAGCTCGGCGCGATCACGCTGGGTGCTGGCACGATCGCGGGCTTCACCGCGCTGATCAAAAGCACGATCGATTCCGCCGATCACCTGAACGACTTGTCTAAGAAGACAGGCGTTGCGGTCGAGACTCTGGGTGGAATCGGGTTCGCTGCATCGCAGGCGGGTGGCGATCTAGAAGGCGTGACGGCCGCTTTCGTGAAGATGGACAAGTCCATCGCCAGCGCGCTCAGTGGCAACAAGAATGCGATAGCGGACTTCAAGGATTTGGGGATCAGCCTCCAAGACCTGAAGACACAGACGCCGGATCAGATATTCGCGAAGCTCGCTGATGGATTCGCCGGGGCAGAAGACGGCGCGCTGAAGACGGCTGCGGCCACGAATGTCCTTGGCAAGGCTGGCGCTGATCAACTCGCGCTCCTGAACGACGGCGGCGATGCGCTACTGAAGAACATCGAGTATTACAAGCGCTACAGCGGCGTCACCCAGCAGACGGCAGAGCAGGCCGACCAGTTCAATGACACGCTCGGCAAACTGAAGTTGCTGAGTGGCGCATTCGGTCAGACGCTAGCGTCCGAGTTGCTTCCGACCCTCCAAGGGATGGCTGATCTCTGGCTGGAGAACAAGGAGAAAGGCGATCAGTTTCGCGGCGTCGCGACCACGATCGCGGATGCGTTCAAGGGAATCGTTGCGACGGCTGGCGCTGCCGTCATTGGCATTGTCGGCATCGGGAAAGCCTTTGGCGGCTTGATCGCTGCAGTAGAAGCCGCGAGGAAGTTCGACTTCAAGGGCGCCTTCAATATCGGAAAGGAAACAGCCAACGATCTGGCAAATGCCAGGGACTCGGCGGTCAAGTTCTTCGATGCGGTATTGAACGGCCAGAAGAAGACCGACACGCAGCCGACCGCAGCAACGCCAAAGCGCAAGCTGACGCCTCGCCGCGACGAGAGCGCCGACAACGAAGCCGCTGCGGCTCTGAAGAAGCAACTCGACGGTCAGATCAAGCTGATTCAGGACTTTGCCAAGTCCCAGGCCGATGCCTTGCAGGTCGGCAATACCTACCTCGAAGGCGCCTACCAAGAAGGGCTTCTAAGCCAGCGCGACTTCTTCACGCAACAGAAGAATATTCGCGATGAAGCGCTGAAAGATCAACTCGAAGCCATAGACAGGGAAATTGCGGCGCAGCGTGCATTCATCAGCAATCCATTGTCGAAGCCGGCTGATCGGGTCGCAGCGGAAGAAAAGATCAAGTTAGCAGTCCAGCAAAGAGCCGAAGCGGTCACCAAGGCATCCGCAACCGAGATTCTGGCGAACCAGGCCAGCCAGCGAGCGGCCGAACAGTTGGCGGATTCCTATGACAACCTGAAGGCGCAAATCCTGCAACTCAGCGGGAATGAGTTCGGTTCTGCTCAAATTCGCATTGCCCAGCAATTCAGGGACGCGCAGCGGCTGATCCAGCAGGCGGGTGGCGATCCACAAGATGCCGTCCGGCTACAGCAACGGCTCGAATTCCAGGCCACTTCCATCCAACTACAGAAGGATTACAACAACCTTCTCGCCGATCAATCGCGCCGCGAGCAGGAGATTTACCTTGATGCTGCGAATGGTGGGAAAGGCGAGCTCGAGACGCTGGCGGCAATCCGGGATGCGCGCAAGATCGCGATCCAGCAGCTTCAGGAACAGGCCGCAGCAGCGGCACAATTGGCGGCTGTCAGCGGCACCGACGAGGACAAACGTCGCGCGGCCGATCTTGCGTTGGCTGTCAAGAAGGCAAGCGCCGAGATCGATCCCTTAGCGCAGCGGATCAATAAGAGCCTAGAAGATAGCCTGAGCTCGCCGCTTGCCGACTTCATCAAGGGCACGAAGTCCGCGAGTGATGCCTTCGATGACTTCGCGCGGAATATCCTGTCCAGCGTCGCCGACCTTGCGGCGAAGGATATCGCGAAGGAAATCTTCGGCAGTGCAAACGGACAAGGCGGCGCGGGAGGTTTTGTCTCCAGCCTGTTCGGGTCCGGTAGCGGTTCCTCGAGTGGCGGCCTCGTGTCGCAGATCGCCAATCTCTTTGGCGGCTTCTTTGCTGGTGGCGGCGATCCGCCCTTGAATAAGCTCAGTGTCGTGGGCGAAAAAGGGCCTGAACTATTCGTGCCCAGGACGGCAGGAACAATCCTTCCGAACGATCTTCTGAAGGGCAATACGACCAATCAGCGCACGCAGAACAATTACATTTCTGTGTCGCCGCCAGCGGGGACGGATCGCAAGACCGCGATGCAGATTGGTGCCGACATCGCCCGACAATTGGCAACGGCTGACCGGAGAAACAACTGATGGCCTTCAAGGAGTCCCCACGGTTCCCAGAACGAATTGCCTTTGGGGTGACCGGTGGTCCCGCGTTCAGCACGTCCATCGTGACCGTGACCAGCGGCGAGGAATCGAGGAATCAGAACTGGGCCGATAGCCGCCAGGAATACGATGTCAGTACGGGCGTCAAGACGGAAGCCGACTTCCGGGTGATCGGCGCATTCTTCCGCGCGGTCAAAGGCCGCAAGGATGGCTTCAGGTTCAAGGACTTCGCGGACTTCCAGGCGACAATCACAGAGGGTGTAGTCGAAGGGATTACGGGCACGACCTTTCAGCTTCAGAAGAAATACGTCAGTGGCAGCGATGTGACGCTACGAGATATCAAGAAGCCGATTGCCGGAATCGTGTTGAAGAACTCCGGGACGACCCTCAATACGCCGTCTGACTACACCTTGAACACGGCGACCGGTATAGTCACGACAACGGTTTCCAGAACAGCGGCCAACCTCACATGGTCAGGCGAGTTCGATGTTCCCGTCCGGTTCGACGTGGACAAACTTGTCGGGCAGATTGTCAGCAAGAACCAGCATGATGGTCTATTGATCTCCTGGGATTCGATCCCGCTGATCGAGATTCGTGGATGAAGACAATTCCTGCTGCGCTGGCGGCTCACTACGCGCTGCCTGCGACTTCCATTTGCCAATGTCTGGAGATGACGCTACGCGACGGCACTATCGTCGCCGCGACGACTCTCGACAAAAGCCTGATCATTGATGGCTTGGTCTACGAGGCATGGCTCGATGTCAGCCAATTGGTTTCTCAAGCCAGCCTGGGGACTGATAACTTAGAACTCAAGATCGTCACCGATGAACCAGATCTTCTTGCTGATCTAGAAGCCGGTCGGTACGACAACGCGGCCTTTTATCTTTTCGAGATCAACTACGAAACGACCAGCGATGGGGTCAACGATCTCAAGCGCGGGACGACTGGCGAAGCGCAGATCACCGACACCGGCAGCTATACGCTCGAGTTCCGAGGTCTGACGCAGGCGCTACAACAACCCGTTGGCATCGTCACGCAGCGTACCTGTCGTGCTCATTTTGCTGACTACCCGCGCGTTGCCGGTGGTCCTGTGACGATCGAATCCGATGGCATCTCGGGCGGTGCTCCCTGTCGCCTCCATCAGGCCGATTGGAGAGTGACCGGGACCATCACGACGGCCACGAGCCGGCAGATCGTGAGGGATACGTCACGCACTCAAGCCGACGACTGGTTCACGGCTGGATTCCTCAAGTTCACTTCTGGCCTGAATGCGAACTATGAACGCCAAGTCAAAAGCTATGTCTCGG